CGGCGTACGCTCAGGGGTCACCCCTGATTGAGTGCTAGCACCCCAGGTCCCTAGACTGGACATCTCAGGCTCAGCGCCCAGACTGGTTTCATGAACTGCAACCATCTTCTCAAGGTACACAGTCTTACCCGTGGCACCCGGATAATTAGTTACTGTATTGGCCTCTGGATCAAAGCCCCAAGTTTCACTCATATACTGGAAACCAGCATGAACATTGTTCAAAGGGCGGAACTGCAGGTATTCCACTACCAGGGTTTCACCCACATCTGCAGTCATAGCAGCCTCTGCCAAGGCAATACCATCGTTACTGGAGAGGATCCGTGTATTGGGTAACCCGTAGAAGTAGTCACCACTCGCAGCATACCGGTAAGCCCGCTCAAAGTTCCTACTGTTGTTATTAAGCATCCCATTAAGAACGGAGGTTGTAACACTGCCTCCTGTGAAGATAGCTTCAGCTACAGCGGTCTGTAGGATATCGGGGATAAGATCATTCTCTATGATCCGGACCACTGAAGTATCTACGTGGTGCTTTTTCTTGGTACTAAACAATCCCATCTATAAACTCCAGCTATAAAAAAGGGGAGCATAGCTCCCCCGTAGTTTTGTGCTTGTATAGGTCTTAAACGCCACCAATACCTATACCTTCCAGGGCTTTAGTGACAGCGGAGCCAATAGTTGCGTCATCCAGTTTGTTAGTCGTTGAGGGTAAAGTACCCTCATCCGTGGTACGCCTAACATTCCAGGTATCCGCCAACATCTTGACCAACTTCTGCTCTGCATCTCGGGCAAAGCCATCAGCTTGGGCGCCGTAAAGAGCCTTCTGCTTACCAATCACACTGTCCACATCAACAGCACCACCCGTGGTTTGAGCTTGCTCAGTCACCTTCTTCTGGTTCAGCAAAGCAGTCTCAGAACCTACCTTGAGAACTTGCTGCTCCAACACATCGAACTCAGCCTTCAACTTACAAGTCTGCTGTATTACTAAGTCTTTCTGTAAGGCGGCCAGATCAACTTCCAGGGTTAACTTATCCTTCTCCAACAGCTGCTTATCTTTCTCAAGCTCGAGGATCTCTAGCTCGATATTCAGCTTGTCACGGCTAAGGAGGAACTGCAGAGAACGATCCAACGTACTCTGCATTGTTCCCAGGTAAACACTGGCGTACTCAGTACCGCGGATCCGACCAGCAGTATGCTCTTCAACCATGTGCTCTTTAACAGCACGCATGAGAACATCAAAGGAACCCGCACCGAGATCTTTATCCCCGGTTGTCAGGTCCGCTATAGTGAGTGCAATTGCCATTAACTAAGACCTTGTGTTGTACCGGCAGCCATAGCTTGGCGTTGGGACAGTTTGGTGATCTCACTTTCAGTCAGGTCTGGCATGTCTTGAACAGCAAAAGCGGGAACCAGCTTACCTTCCTTCATTTCCTGCATCTGACCTGAAGAAGACATAACCTTCTTTTTAATAAAGGTCTGGTACTTGGCATTCTTGATCTGGTTATAGATGATTTCAGGAATATGCCAAGGCACATTAAAATGCACGTACTTCTTGATTGTACCGGTCAGCTTATTCCCACACTGAAAGATCTCACCTTCGTACTCACGCTTGGAAGGGTCCATGGAAGTAATGGTGACCCGGCGCAGCTTCAGTGCTTCATCTTTCATCTGGGCAATAGTTTGCGGTTCTATAACTACATCGGCTTCTGATGTAGGATCATTCAATTCGTTGTCGGCCTCGGCAATGCGAGCCTTCAAGTTATCCAAGCCAATACTAGGATGGAAATCAATATCCATTTCACGGGCAAGGGTTTTCAGTGTTTCTAGTTCTAATTCATCTGACATTGCGGACTATCTCCGGTTACTCAAAAGGAAATGGGGACCCCTTGTGAGGGTCCCCAGTAGGTTACATTGTCGCTGCAGTCTTGATCAGACCGAGGCGTTCTTTGCGCTGGAGGAAGAAACCGTAGTACCACTTAATGGACATGAAGCCCACCTCGCCGTATGGATCGTTACGATCCGCGTTCTCTTCACCGGGTGCTTTGTGATAGATCTTGAACTTCACAGTCTTACCATCAGTCTGGAAACCGATAGTACTGAAAGAACCGTCACCAACACACAACATCGGGTAGACGTTGTACTTAGTACCATCGTTCCAGAAAGCAGCGTCAGGTGAAGTTGCACCAACGCCTTCCCAGTTGAGCATCTTCGGTACAACGATCATACGGAAGTGGCCTACAGAGCCGATCTCACCGTTCATGATGGTACCGCCAGCTGCATACTGGTGAACCGGAATGAAAGCACGTTCACCGTGCAGATCAGTCAGGCCTTCCAGGGTAGGCTGAAGCTCGGAACCGATGTACATCACACGACCACCAGCGATGGTACGAGTATCGATCATCCGAGTTCCACTGATGACCTTAGTCTTCATGGGAGTACGGTTGTTATTCAGATCGATGTGCAGACGCAACAGGTCATCATAATCAACAACAGAAGTGCTGGTGATAGTAGCGTCCGAAGTCGCAGTACCGGCGTACTTCAGAACACCAGTCTCAGCTGCAGTCAGCAAGTCAACCTGAAGCAGATCTTCGGTCATCTCATGAGCACCGTTGACCATTTCACGAGCAACGTGTTGACGCAGATCAGCATCGGTATCAAAGTCAACAGACTCTTGAGTGTACTCGTCGAAGAAGCCGAACTTCTCGAAGGTACCTTCAATTTCCTTACGCTTGAAACCAACACGGTTAACACGACCACCGTTCTCAGTCAGTGTAGGCATCTTACCGGGAATGGTACCGATGTCCTTACTGGAACCGTAGAGGTTACCGTCTGCGATGACGGCGCCAGTAGCATCAATACCCTGGTCGTTGACGTTTGCATCGTCAAGCAACGGGATGTAATGATACTTCTTCATCTTCTTGCCCATGTGCTTAGGCATGGTTGCTGTGTCAGCCAAAGGCATAAAGAACTGAAGCTCTCGGGCTTCAATTAGTGCACGTTTGACATATTGATCAGTACGGAACTGTGTACCGATTTCGGAGGCGTCACCGCCAGCTGGGTCGTTATAAGTGCGACCCGCACCACCTTCATAGGCCATTTTCTAATACCTCAATTTAACAATGATTCGTCAAACTGCTTTGCAAAATCATCATCAGATAAACCCAGGGGGTTTACTGCTGCCTTCTCCTGCGAAGCAGAACTTCTGGAAGAGCTCGCTGCTCGTCGCTTGTCGCGCCGGGTCTTATTAGCTGCAGCAGTGTCTGGCTTCTGTTTCTTAGCTTGGGTTGTGTCTTGTTGCCTTTGTCCCTTGGCAGGAAACAAATGGTCAAAACCGCCCCGAGCTTCGATTGCATCACCAATCTTGCCGTAAGCTTCAATATCCGACATGCCGTTTAACCGGCCAAACGTGCGTTCTTGCTCGAGCTCATTGCTAATGAGTTCATAGATACCACTTGCCATGTGACTGTCTATGACCTTCAGAAGTTGAGGATCGTTGGCTACCGCTTGTTTGCTCTCTGCATCCCACTTGGTGGCGACGAGTTCAACTGTCTTGGCATAGTTAGGGGAGTCCTTCAACTCTTCCGCTACTTCGTCCAAAGCCAGCTCTCGCTCATCCACTGAGTGATCAGCAGTTTTATAATCAGCTCCTTGATCTAAGTCGAACTCCACCGGGTCGATCTCACTGTCGGCTAACAGCTTGGCGATTGCCGCGGGGTCCTTCTTGTTGATATCAATCAAGAAGCCTATCTTCTCTGCATCGAGGAGCTCGTTGTTCTCGAGCATCTTCAATACTTTTAAACCTGGTTTCATGGCCGCCATCTTGCGATTGTAATTGGCGCCCATCTGCATCAGCTTGATAACATCATCGGCGTTATCAACTTTCATGTCCCGGCCATTGGCCTTAAAGGGACTAGTAACTTTAGCGAAGAAGTCTTGGGAGGTTGCTTCTACCTCTTGGTCAGGAGTTTCTTCCTCCCCTAACTCTTCTTCTTCTTGTTCCTCTGGCTCAGAAGCTTCTTCCTCCTCAGAAATAGCCTCTTCCTCGGCCTGTGAACCTTCCGGTTCAGCTGCCTCGGGCGCTGCTAGATCTTCGTCATCCGAAGCTTCCTCACCCTCTTCTACCTGGGCCATGGCTTCTTCCTGATCATCCGAATCTTCCGGAATGTCCAGGAACTCACTATCGATCTCTGTGGTATTCAGGGCAGCAAAGTCATCATCTGACATGCCCAAGAATTCCTGATCTTCAGCTTCCGCTACAGCCCCAGACATTAGGCGGTACCTTCTTCAGCGATCTCATCCAAAGCGTTCTCGGCTGACTCTATTGACATCCTCGCTTGGTGAGCAAAAATATGAACTCGGCGGAAGTACTGTTGCAGTGCACCAATACCATCAATATCTTTTAGGATCATTCTTTGCTGGTCTTCTGATCCCATTTCGGGAGCTGCCTTCAAACCAACCAAACGGACGGCTTCTTCTTTGATGTAACCTTCATAGATCACCTTGTCGAAGTCTGGGTTGTGCTCCAAACGGCCTAAGGCATCTGACATTGCGATGATTTCTTTAGCGTCATCGATGTCTAGTTGGATCTCTTGCATGTCGGTCTGATTGCTCATTTCAGTTGTTCCTATCATTGCTAGTTAGTTAACAGGGGTTTACGGATGTGACTGTATTCAATGAAAAATACTTTTTCTGATTTATTTATGCAGCTCCTTGATTTACATAGTCTTTAAGTTTGTCCCCTGCTTCTCCTCGAGCTTTCAAACCAGCCTTAACATGTTCTAGGTCCTGGTTAGCTCGAGCCTGTTCACCATGGAGTTCTTTCTCCCTTTCCTGGGTGACACCAGACTCTTGTTCAACGAAGTCCAGATCCTTCTTGTCCGCGTCACTACTGAGCTGGCGAGCTTTAGCCTCTTCAGTCTTAGTCTTGGCATCGTCCAGTTCACCCTTTTCATAGTTGCCCATAGTCTTAGATCGGATCTCTTCAATCTCAGCTTCGATTTTCTGCATTTCGAGCTGCTGCATCTTCTCCGCCATGGGATCAGGTTGAGGCTCATAGTTTTCAATCTTTTTAGCCAACTCAGGCATTTTCCTCAAGCGTGCAATGTCCCGGAGTATGATTTTGGACATACCGGGGTCCATGTTGTTGCCCATGGTTTGGAGCATGAAAGCCAATTCCTGGGCTTTGATGTTGTCCTCTTCCAAGGATGAAACATCCACACGCAGGTCAAAGTCGCCGGCTAACTCATCACGACGAATAGCCACAAAGCTTTCATTGGTGATACGAATAATTTCTTTGTCGTCGAGGAGTTCACCATTCATGGCAATCATCTTGCGCCCGACATCTCCTACGCCTTTGGCAAGGCGCCGGAGAATGCCGGCCTCCCGCTTACTAGCAGCATCGAGTGCACCACGGATACCGGTAGCGACCTGGCCTAAACCATCAGACGAGATACCATTAGCGAAGGCTTTCACCCCTACCATCGATTCAGCATCGTTGTTTTGGTAATCAATCATGTATTGAGCAGATTGGGGTATCTCAGGGAACTGGTGCATATAAAACGCCATACGGGGATCTACACCGGCGTTATACTCATAGTCTTTACCCTGCTGAAAGCGTCGCTTGTTGGTTGCATCCAAAGCATCTTTACGGACAGCCATCTGACCATTAGCAGACCGACCCATCAGGTCAATCATGCCGCGGGTAACCGCTCCAATGATCTTCTGGTTCTCGATCAGTAGCTCACCGTCAGGCTCTCCATAGGCAGAGTGACGTACAGGCAACAAGGGGATAACCACAAAAGGGAGCTTATCATCAGGGAAGGGACTCTCTTCCAGGCGGATCATGACATCCCCTACCCATGCTGCTACAAAAGGTTTGGCGATACCACTATCGTCATAATCCCAGTAGCCCCAGTATTCGCGGACTACAACAGGCTTGCGGGCCTGCCCTACGGGTTCAGCATCACGGCTATTGTCAGTCTCATAATCCGAGTCCGCTAGGGGGGAAGCAGCACTTACATCAACCTCATCCAGGTTCTGATACTTGCCCCCTTCCTTCCTAAGAGCAGACAACGTTGTCTTAAAGGTCTTGATAAAGAAGTTAGCCTCACGATACTTCCCCTCACAAGAGGGATCGATAATGACATTACGGTAATCGCATACTTCCAAGGTAGGTGCATTATGGATGGTCTTCATCTCGGTAACGTCTTCATACCCGGTGATTACAGGGTTAGCCGGCCTACCCGTTTCCTTGAAATACTCATGGGCCATCTGAAGTTCTTGGGGGACCTCATACTGATAACCAGAGGGGTTGGTGTCTTCCAGCTCAGTGATTTCTTGGTACAGGGCTGCCATGTCAGGATCATCGTCCATCCGCACCATAGGCTGACGTTTGGTAACTTCCTTCTCTTCAAAGTGCCAACCTACCTGGACAATGGCAGTACCTTCATCGACTGCAGCGCGAACCATGGTATCTACAAAATCTACTTTATCGACTTTGGTATTCATCTGGTGATTCAGCAATAAAGCGTTTTGTCTTGAAGCTTCAACGTCTTCCCAAGTTACTGGGTCAATATCAAAGAGGTCATCCGAAGCCAGGAAAGGCTCTGATAGTGCGGCGTAGCGCCACTCTGCCTGCTTACGTATTAGGCGAGGTTGTACCGAAGAACGGCCCTTAACCACAGGGATCTTTGCAGACCCCTCGATATTAAGGTTATCCAGCCAGTCCCGTATCTTACCCTTCTGCTTATCGTGATCAGTCTTGGCATCAGTCTCATCCTGCTGCAGGTCTTTCAACCTGGGCGGTGTCGTCCAACCATCAACTTCAATTTGAAGGAACTTATCTTCGGGGTCTGGTCTAGTTATCTCTTCCATCAATCCATCTCGTGTTTGGCGAATATCGCCAACCTACCGGACAGAAAAATGTTTTTCTGATATTTAGGTTGTGGCGCCTATCAACTTCTCTATCCGCATAGAGACTTTGGCACCGGTAATTGAGCCAACTACTGTCCCTGCGATATAGGGGATTGCGAGCCAATAGCTGAGGTCTTGCACTACCAGTTGGTGCATAGTTAGAAACCAGAGGCCATTACTGAATACAGAACAGATGGCGTGATACGTCATGTTGTCCCTGTTGCGGGACCGGCTGACCATCGTAAAGCTGACATTCTGTATGAAGGCCAAACATAAGATTATTAGCATAAATCGCTTACCGTTGAATAAAGACTAATGAGGTTCAGCACAGCTATTGATAGCACCAGAACCAATGAAATTACCAAGGCCATACTGAGTATCTCTCGCCAGGGCATCATACAAAGCCCCGCTGACTAAAACGTTCCTCCTCTACATTCTCATCGATTTCATAGTTCTGGTTCTTCAACTCTTGAACCGAAGCCAGGAAACGTTGGAAGTAGTTATTACCTTCATGCAGGGAACCTGGTGCCGCACCTAGGGGTGTATGCACGCGGGAGGCTATGTACAAACATAAGGGATCCATATATTGCTTAGGCATGTGGAGCTCATAGGTCTCCGGGTTGGCAAGAGCGGTGGTCCGATCAATCTTTGGGTGGTTTGCTCTGTAAACAACGCGTAGCTCAGTAGTCTCTAACAACCAGGGGGCTAGTTCTGTATCCGTGGGTAGAACCAATGTATCCATGCTGGTATTACGGATAGCCCTGGGGTTGTTCTGCTCATTCATAGGAATCTCATACTCCTCTTCTGCCCAGACGCCATAGACACGTTCTATCTTGAACAGGTCATCATCGGTAGGGGCCAAGACATAGGTAGTAGTTCCATCAACCAAAGGGACCGTAGCGTTACCTTCATTCAGGAAGAACCGCTTATAGATCTCCATTAAACCAAGCTCGATGCTGGGTAACAGTTGGGGGTACTGCTCGGCACTAATGCCGGCGGCAGGGGTGTCGATACTATTACCCGACAGGAAGAGCAGGCGCAGTTCGCCAAAGCTCAGTTGGTCATACAAATCAGTTAATTTCATAAGTCCTCACACAATATACGAATTGAGATCATCAATATCTTCTTCCTCTTCTAGCTCCCAAATACCACTGCTAGTGCTGGATTGATGTTCTCCGGTTTCAGAAGGTTTCCAGGTTGTTAAGCTGGCCAGTTGAGAGATGGTATCAATGAAGTCATCCTGTTTGCTGCGAAATCCACTGGGCGATGCCAATGAGAGTTCAGTGATGGCTTCTTGCATAATAAGCGTCTTTCTCTTCTCTTCAGGGAAATACATCTTTCCTGATTTAAACCAGGGAACAACGATATTGAACCTGGTTAGTTTGTGTGTAGTAGGCCGGATACCTGGGCTACCTTTGTTCCCTTCTGAAGCCAAAGGGAACCAGATATTCCGGTTCAACATCTCACCCTGGATCCAAGGAATGAAGCCCCCTTGTTGTCCGCTGACCTCGATGCCTACTGACTGGGGCTGGTACTGTTGGGCAAAGTTAAATAAATCATTAATGTTGGCGTCCATCAGTTGACGTTTCAATACGCCATCTACCCAGAACCAATCCCCTTGGTTGTTCAAAGCCCAGACTGAGATTACTGAATAGTCACTGGATTGCTGTTCCGAGGTAGCAAAGTCTGTGGTGATATAGAAATTGAACCTCGAGCGGTTCTTCATCAAGCCAGTGTGGCTATACCACCGAATATCCTTGTCCTGAATCAGGCGATCGTCATCAGACATAATCCGGAGCATCAGCTCTTGGTCAAATGCCTTGATTTCCCCATTACTCAGGAGAGTCTCGTACTCATTGAGGACAAAGTCATAGCCGAAGCGGTCTTCCCAGCCCCCGGCGAACTCTTCCCGGGTACACGGGAACTGATCACAGATGGGATACACTCTGACATTCCAACTGGGTACAGCTGCGGCTTGATACAAAGGGTCTCGTGCATTAAAGGGCGTTCCTGTCCAAAGGATCTTCCGTTTCTTGGGGTGCAGGGCCTGACGGGCCGCCTTATAAATGATGTTCTTAATATCTCGGGTGATTGTTGGCGATTCAGAGTTTTTATCACTCATCAAGTCGTCGAAACCAGCCCAGGTGGGGCGTTGACCGTATTCCTTGAAACCACGAACACCAGTACTGGCGCCGAAACCCCTCACACAGAGTAATTTGCCGTCCTGATTCTCAAATTCCCAACGTACATCCGTGAATTTTGTCCTAGGAATGTACTCTTGGAGGAACTCAGAGTTGTTGTACCTGAACTCCAGGTTCTGTCGCATACTCTTGACACCATTATCGATGGTATCCGAGATATACATGGCGACATTGACTTCCCCAAAGTTGGGGACCTCCCCATAAACAGCGATGTACAGGTACATGTACTCATGGAGCGCCGTAGTTTTTGCAGATCCACGAAAACTGACGAAGAGATTCTCATCGTGGTTCGCTACCTGGTCCAGCATATCCATGTGGATGATCGGACTTTTGTTTTCTTCCCCTTTCGCCCCATTAACCAGTTTGATAAAGGTTATGAACTGCAGGGCAAAGTCTGACGGGCGGTAGTTCGCAAACATCTCTGCGTAGTTGACTGCATTGACCCGCTCATCGAGGGTTAAAATATCAGTCATTGGTTATATCTTCTGCAGTACCTTCGAGTACTACATTAGATTGGGCTACATCGAGCACACTCGATGTGCCCGAATCTATTAGCAGGCGTTGCTGGGCAGCCAACTTCATCGTGGCTTCTGCCAGTACAGCAATACTGGAGTCTTTCTTGATCCCCACATCAAGCTCCACCTTCTGAGTTTCAGGGGGCTTGAGCTGAGTCAGTAATGAGTTTGCCGCGGTAGTGCGGACCATCTCACTATTGGCATGTACCATCAGCTCCGCCTGGACATTCAGAGCGTGCTGGTACATATCCATATTCAGGATATGCACAGGCGTGAGGGTCTGAGCCATGACCAGCTGGACCAACTTGCCGCGGTGATAACTCGAGATGTAGCTGGCGATGTCTTTAGCCTCAACTCCCCGAGTAACCCAGTCCTGGATCTTATTGGGGAAGGAGATCTCATAGGCCCGTTGATTAGTTAAACCACGGATCTTGTTACTGACATATTTGACAGCATCGATGTAAGCCGGCAACTTAAACTTACCTTCTGCCATCACAGAACTATAAGAGAGGAGGTTCTCCCGGTATGCCTCACACATGTCAGGGTCTGCTAACAGACCATTAATAGTGTTGAGTACGTCAGGATTAACAGCCTTACGCATCTTAGTGGGTAAGGCTTCTTTGAACTGCTCTTCGGTTAACTGATTAACGACAGCAGGTGCTGTGCTAATTGCAGTCGGGGGTATGCTCATAGCCGCCTCAATAATTAACGTATCGGGCGACTATAGGTTCCTGCTTTTTTCTTTTCTGGTTTTTATTACTTACTGACTATCAGGCGGGTCCCAACATCAGACAGAGACCGGACATAAATATTACCCGCGGCCATACGTGGCAGGGCCACTTTAGGGTGGAGGTAATGCCCTGCTGCATCTGAGGCAGGTAGACTGGTTGCAAAATGAATGAGAACGGGGGTACTACCTTGGTTCTCTACCAGGAATTTATCATCAGCCGCCGAGGCAACTAATAGCCAACCGCCGGCTACTGTGGGAATTACGCTTTCTGTTGACATGCTGTTGTCCTAATCATTTGAAGATGAGGCAATAGTAAGGACATAGATTTTTAATTGCTGATAAAAAAAGCCCCTCCGAAGAGGGGCTAAGGTCCCAAGGTAATGGTTCGGTTAGAAAGCGTCAGCAATATCATCCACAGTGGCCGTACCTGCGCGTAAGGCTTCCAGTATCGGCTTCAAAATATCTTTAAAGTTAGCGAACTGGCTCGACTCATAACTGAAGTCTGCTGACAAAGGGTAACAAGGGAAGCGCACCCGGTGTGCGAGATCGTGGGTAAAGTTAGCTGTACCTCCTGCCCACGCGAGCACAGAGTCACCATTTTTGGTTTTAACCCAGGCTTTTTTATTGGTGTCAGCCAAATCACCCTCATCATTAGGATCCACGTAAAGACCATACGGAGTCGTAAAGTAAAAGTGCCTGTAGTTAATCCCGTCTAAAGGGAATCCTTCAAGGCTGCCAAAGTTTTGGTTCTCTTGTTGCTGCAGGTGGCTGTGGTCTGCAAAGGGAATGTCCAGGGGGTTCCAGGATTCCAGAGGACTACGTACAACTATCTCCAGAGGGAACATGTAAGAGTACCCATTAACCACATCTGTTTTTGAGGTTGAAGCCACGAATAAGTTGGGATCATTAAAACCCCGCATCGCACTCTTCCGCCCAGAAGCATCCGTAGAGAATTTATACTCCCGGTTGTAATAGGCAGCGTTCATGGGGACTTCTTCGGTATACCGGTCAACAAGGAAATCCTCATCACCCGTATAAGGGTCAGTATGCGCCTCTGTTAAAACGGCGCCTTCACCATCCAAACCAGGCATCATCTCACAGATAACTTCCAAGTCTTTGACCTTAAAACGCGCACGCCTTGAGTTGATCAAAGTATCCAGGCTACCGGAACGCTCCAATGTTGACAGATCTCGGATCAGCTGAAAAGCATTCTGGTTTGAGATGGTACCAGCCTTTGCTTGTTCCTTATCATAGGGCAAGTTACCCCCGAACTTCTGCGTTATGAGTAGTTGGTGTACGTGACCACTACCATCAGTCTGAACTGCCAGGAAAGTAGTACTACCACTATCCCAGGTAACGTCATACGTGTGGGTGTGACTACCGCCCACAGTAGTGAGCGTTATTGAAGTTTCTCCCCCACTTATCAGATCCTGCGCCTGTGTATCAGTCAAGTTAGGAATAACGTGCCCGTGTGATGCAGCAATACCTACGTTAATCGTTGGGGCCACACGGTTAGCATTTGATTTATCCGCCATGTTACCAATACGCTTAGCCATAATACGGAACACAGGGTTCGCGTATACAGGAGTACCATCTTCTTCAATCTGGACAATTAGAGCGGGTCCTACAGAGATGTTCTCCAGACGGTTCTTGTGCCCAGAGGCCGTTAGGCGGGTGGATCTTCGGTAGGCTTCAGTGAGCTTACCTGCCAACTCTGCGTGGCGGAAAGAAGTTCCACCATCAGGTACTCCTTGCTCTTCATCAATATACTCAAACCACATCTCACAGTAGGTCAGGTATGTTTCCAGGTCTTGAGGGTTATCTTCCCAAATATTCTGCATGTACTCAGCTTGAGTACCTACAGTAGGTGTAACCGCCCCCGTTACAGGGTCTACTCCCGTAGGGAGGTCCAAAATAGACACCTTAGGTTCCGGGGCAAGCAGAAAAGACTTCCGCTTCTCGTTTGGCTTGTCGTGATCGGATTGTGGCCCTTTGTACATCGTATGGGTGTGTCCTGTGTCATCAGGAATTTGCTGGAACACAAAAGCGGACCCATTCCAGCTTACCCAGTACCAGTGCGTGTGGGTAGCGTTATCTGGGTTCGTTGGGCGGACAAAGTAAGGTACCCGGCCTGCCATCAAATCCTCAGCGTCTAGCTCACTCATCTGCCACTGTACTTTATGAGTATGGTCATTGATGGAATTGAAGCCATGGTAGTAAAGGTTTAGGTCTCCGATCCGTTGGGACACAGTAAACCGGTAGTCATTGTGGCGAGAGCGGTAGTACGCCCCATTCATAAGCAAAGCCAGCTCCGCCATACCGCACATACCATAATAGTTAGTATGATCGTGGATATTCAGAGCTGCATAGGGATTATCGATTACCCGCGTGGCCGGCTCAAAAGAATCACTGGCGGTGTACTGCCTGGCTCCCATGATCCCAGAGCTATAACTCCACTGGTTAATCTCTGATTTCTCTGTGGTAACAAAAGCATTAGAGAGCTGGTTTGTGTTGTGCTCTCCTAAAAGCAAGTTCAGCTTTTCCATATTGCCTTTGTTCAGGTTCTTATACTTCAGTTCTCTACTTTCATCAGCCATGTTTACTTCCTCGTTAAATAAATCTTTAGATCAAGCCAGGGGGATTTGAACAATAAATTCCCGCATCCGATTCATCCAGCCAGCAGCAAAGGCTGCTTGCTTAGGATCCTTCGTAATAAGCCTGCCCAGGAAAGCTACACGCTCCCCCATATACAGAGCAGCTAGGCGCTCCCCATTCATCCGGGAAGCACAATTCCGGGTCACAGGACCCATAACACCATCTTCCTTACAAGCCACGGCGCCCTGCAGCATTTTCACAGCCCGAGTAGGGCCAGAGTGAACGGCGGTATCAAAGATTATTTCGGTTAAGACGTTACTAAGCTCCAGCTCATGAAAGCCGGGCTTAACCCAGTAATTCAAGTAGTAAATCTGTTCCGCATCTTTACGGGTCATTGTCATAACATCCAGTTTGGATGCTTGAGTCTGACGAGATTCACCTAGGGTTTGTTGGGTTATCCCAAACTTAGTGGGACCCCCTCGATCGGCAGCGTGGTCTACAAAACCACCCTCCCTTTCGATTAGACGCTCTATTAATATTCTCTCTGTCAGGGTGCTATTTTCCATAGCGAGGAGTAAAACCTAACAGGAATTTCTTTTCTTATTTTTCTACTACCATACGTGAACATCTAACACTGTAGGTGCCGGCGCTGC